TGCATTTCGACCGGCGCCGTCTTCTTGTGCTTAGCCTTCTGCCGGCGCGTCAGCTTCGTGCTGATGCCGCCGCTCTCACGCAGGGCGCCGGTATCAACGCGGGCTTTGGCGCGCCAGTCGCGGTCGATCGGCGCGGCGGCCGTCTTCAAGGCGCGGCGTCCGACGTTCTTCGCTGTCGCCCGCCGTCCGATCTCAGCCAAGGCGCGGTCGATCTCCTTTAGCCCCTCGACCCTGACCGACCGGCTATTCGCCATCGTCGTCGCGCCCGACCACGGTGATTTCCAGCGCAACGCGCCGGCCGACTTCCTTCACACGGGTGATCGCATAGGTGCGGCCGGAAAAGACCAGGCGATCCTTCGGCGACACGTCCGCGACCTGGCTGGAATATCGAATGGTGAACCGCGCCCCGATCTCCGACGCGCGCTCACCCGCGCGAAACTTCTCGCCGTCGCTGACCGGCTCGTACTTCGCCCAGATCGTCGCATGATCGACCCAGGTCTCGACGGGATTGTTCAATCCGTCCCGCGTGACCGTGGCGCGCTGGACGATGATCCTGCGATCGAGTTCACCAGCCTTTATCATGCGATGGCCGGATCGCGGTCGCGGTGAACCAGCGCCTTCACGGTGTCGGACAGGATGCCGCCCTCAAGCTGGCCTTCGCGATCCATGTAAAGCCGACCTACGACCAACAAGATCGCTGCTTTGATACGAGGAGGCACCGTCTCCGATGTCCACGAATGATCCGGCTTCTTCAGGTAATCGACCACGATGTCAGTGGCCTGTTCCGTCATGGCCTGAACATCGAAATCGTCATCCGGTGCGTCGATGCGCAGGCGATCGCGTACGTCACCGATGGTCACAAGGGCGACCATCAGATTTTGACCGTCGCTTTGGACTGCGTGACCGGCCCGGCGAAGTCTTTGCCGTCGCGCCCGCGCTTAACCGCGAGTCTCCAGCCCTTGCCGATGTCAGGCTTATCGCTTGTGTCGTCCTGGGCGATCCAGAAGGACCCGGCCCAAGTGACGCCATCGCCTTTGAAATAGGATCTGCCTTCGCTCCATACGCCCACGTCGCGGACATAGGGCACAAAGAGCTCATGGCTGTAGGAGTTCTCTCCGGCCTCCCAGCGCAGGATGAGTGTCTTGTCCTCGGGCCGCCAATCAGTGTCGAAGTCCGTCAGCGAGAAGCCGGCCTCGCCGCGTTCGCCATCGATGCCGTCGCGACCAACGACCGGGCCCAGGCTCCGCACTTCGCCGTTGGTCAGAGTGACGTTCAGCGCGCCATCGCGGTCGATCATGGCACCGGCCAGGCCAATGCCGTCCGAGCCGTCGCGACCATCAGCGCCGTCCGCACCCTTTTCGCCGTCCTTGCCGTCCGCGCCATCTGCCCCGTCCTTTCCGGCTGGGGGTGGGTTTGCGGTCAGGTACCTTTCCACAGCAGCAGCGATTTGGACTTCCGAGACAGGATCGGCGTCACGGCCATCAGCGCCATCCTTGCCGTCCGCGCCGTCTTGCCCATCCTTGCCGTCTGCACCGCGTTCGGGCTGGCGCTTCTCCAACTCGGCAATGCGCGCAATCAGAGGCGCCGTCGCCTGATCCACATGCGATTTTACGATGGGCGCAAGCGCCGTCGCTATGGCCTTGGTGTCAAGCATTCAAGGCCTCCCGAAAATCCTTCTCCAAGAGCGCAATGGTGGCGCGCGCCTGGACTTCATCATCGTTCGCGGGTTCCGGCGTTACCACAGGCGCATCAGCCGACGCCGGAGCAAAAGGGTCCGCCTGGGCGTCACGCCGCGCCAGCGCAGCCAGCGAATAGTTCTGCTGCTGGAGATAGACAGCGTTCCCGCCCTCTACCGGTTTCAAGCCCAGCTTCTTGCGGCCCTCATCCGGCTTCATCAGCCCGCCGGTCGTCGCCTTCGTCAGCGCCTCGATCTGCGTCGCGGTGTCCATGCGCAGCAGGTCGTCTATGTCGAACTCGGTCCCGTGAGGCGCCTTCAGTTCCAAGCCTTCGTCGAGGCAAAGCTCGACGCTCTCGATGTGGATCTGGAGGCAGTCCGAATAGTACTGCTGGTTCAGCGCTTCGACGTTGTTATAGGCGGGCGCCTGGCCCACCCCCGCTTTGTAAGCGGGAACGCCGAACACCGAGCAGACCGTTTCCGCCGACCACTTCAGTTGCTCGACAAGCTGCGAATCCACCATCTTGGCGGTCATAGGCTCGTAGTGCAGGCCGTCGCCCAAAACGGCGACCTTGCCCCGGTTCTTGCCGGTGTAGTTGGCGTCCCAATGCTCCTTGAGGCGCTTCGCCGTCTCATCGGCGATTGCCCCCGGCGCAGTGAGCACGCCGCCTGGCTGAGCGCCATTGTGAAAGAAGCCGGCCGACATGTTCTGTATGGCCTGGCCCTGCGTCGCCGCGAGGCCGTTGGCAAATATGGGCGACAGTCCGACCAGCGGGTGGAACAGCGTGTTCCAGCGGTCGTGAATGATCTCCTTGGCGGGCACCACTACGGAGTTCTCACCGAGGCCGGCGAGCGTGTCCTGGCGTAGCTCGTAATAGACTGCTCCGTCGTCAGCTACGAGCGGCTTCACCCGGTTCGGATCGAGCACATAAAGACGGATGACCACGCCTCGATTGTCCCGCTCTTTGAGGACATAGGTGTTTCCGCGCGTCAGTTTGGATTCCATCCAGTTGGTGAAGAACTGGATCCGGTTCTGAAAGCGATTGGGTTTGCGCAGGACCGGCGAGTAGGACGGGCTGGTCGTCTCCGACCAAATGCCGTCAGCATCGACCTCAACTAGGCGAATGCGCATCTTCGCGACGTCAGAGGCGATCAGTGAGACGCAACGGAACACTGCCGAATGAGACAAGACTGAGTCGAGCGTGACCTCGACGTTCTGCTGCCATGCGCCGGTGAAGGATTCACGGATCAGGGAATGCCATCCGCGCCGGTCATCAGCCGGAGCCATGGCCTTTTCTCGCGATAGGCGCAGGCCAAGGATGCGCAACGGCTCAGCCCTCGGCTTCAGCGATCTTGGCGCGAAGGGTGTCTGCGTCCCAACCATTGAACGGCCGCTTGCCGAGCTTGGCCTTGTAGGCATCACGCAGCGTCGGAAGATCGTCGTCTGCCATTGCGTCGGAGGCGACATATCGGGCTTTCCCAATCGCCACGAGGATGCGCGCGTCACGGCGAGAGGCCGTGAACGTGTCCTCAGCCTGTAGGCGCCGGGTGGCGTACGTCATTGTCTTGGTCGCGATCAGATCGGCCATCGGATCCTCCTCGGTAGAGAGTAGGGGCCGGCGAGAACCGGCCCCTTTCGCAGAGGCGCGCTGTTAGGCGGCGTTGCCGTAGTTGGCGCTGTCGATGTACTGGACGGCGCCGGCGCGGCGCTTGGCCCAGTTGATGTACCGCTCGGCACGGATGCCGATCAGGTTCATCTGCCAGAGCGAAACCATGACGGTCGTCGCCGATGCAGGCGAGTCAGGCGCCGAGTCCATCTGCAGCGAGGCTTCGCTGGACACATCCAGCATGGTCTCGCCATCATCAGCCAGCAGGATTTCGTTGGCCTTGGCCAGGATGATCCGCGAACCTTCGCTGCCGCTGGTGGCGTTCAGCGGGACGTTCTCCGACAGCACGACCGGCAGGCCCATGAAGGTTCCGCCGCTGGCGCCGTTGATCTGGATGCCGGGGAATTCCGGCTGACCCAGCGGGTTCAGCAGCAGGGCGAAGCCAAGCGCCTGAACCTCGGTCATGATCCACACCGCGCCCGACAGCGACAGGTTGGCGGTCAGGAACTTGGACATCAGGGCCTTGGCGTCGGCGCGGGCGGCTTCTGCGTCGGTGCCGCTCGCGGCCACGGGCGTAACGCCGTTGGTGATCGAGGCGGGCGAGACGTTCGCGACAGCTGCCTTGGCCGGATCGACGAACTGGCTATCGAGGAACTGCGCCGTCTGGGCCACCAAGTCGTCGCGTACGATCTGCTCGGCCGAGGGCGAGGAAGCTCGGGCCAGCTCGTCGGTGATGACAACGATGCCGGCCGTTTTGGCGCGGCCCAGGCTGATCTGATCGAACGAGAGGGCGCTGACGGGCTTGGGCTTGTTTTCGCCGACCCAGCCCACCGACGAACCGCCGGTCTGACGAGGGATCTTGATCTCGAACGGAACACGACGCAGGCCGGGGATGCGGCCGATGATGGTCGCGGGTCGCAAAAGTTCGGCGAACTCCGAGGTCATGTTGGTGTACTCGACCAGCGGCTTCGCCCAAGTCGTGTCCGTGGTCGTGCCGGCCGAGACGGCGGCCTTCAGCACCGACTCGACCTCAGGCGTGGAGTCCGACCAGGTCTTGGCGATCTCGGCGGCTTGCATCAGGTTGCCCTTGGAGCGGGCCAAGGCGATCGCATAGCGGGTGAAGGCGGTGCCCTTCGGCAGATTGGCGGCCTTGACCTCGACGCGAGCAGGAACGCGCGCTTCGGAACCCGACTTGGTGTCGATCACCGCATCGATCGGCTTGGCGGTCGCGGCGTTGGCCTTTTCCAGGGCGTCCAGACGCTTCAGGTGAGCGTCGATAGACTTCACCTCGGAGTCGAGACCGTCGTATTCTTCGGTCGCGGCCGCATCGAGCGTTTCGCCCTTGTCGGCGGCGGCCTGCATGATTTCGGTCATGCGCGCCGCCTTCGTGGTGCGTGCATCGGTGTAGGCGGTGATCTGTTCCGCCACGGTACGGTTCGCCATGGGAATGCTCCTTGTTTGGCGTTCGGTGAGGGCCGGGATGACCTTCACAGGCTTGCCCGGAGCGCCGGGCGAGGGCGGAGCCACCAAAGCGGCCCCCGACAGGTCGAGACCTCCAGACGATTGGCCTGACGCGGCCCTCTGGATAGCGTCGATCGACTTGATGCTCGTGATCGTGCAGTCGGCGTTCGCTGGAACGGTCACGAGCGAAAGTTCAAGAATTTCGGTCTTGAGGAAGCGGACACCGCCGCCTTCCATCAGTGCGTATTCGATGGCTCGAAAACCGATGCTGACGGCCCGCACAATGCGCAGCTTGACTGATTGCCAGGCCTCGTCGAGCCGATCCTTCAGCGCGCCCGGCTCATCGCTCTTAGCCAAAGTCATCGTGAACGGGATGCCCTGGGCGGTTGGCTTGCCGAAACGCACATGACCGACCGGCTGGTCATGCATGTGTTGCCATAGCGCCGGCACCTCGGTGGCGAACTCCGCGCCCAGCGGCTCGACCACGTCGCCCATACGGTCGGGCGACGGTGTGGTCGCGACGCCAGTGATGACGCGGTCGCCATCGCTCACCGACTTGATGTCGATGGTGGAATAGGCACGGTTCATGCCGGCCTCCGTGGTCAGTTATCGGGGCTTCGTCTCACGCGAAGAACATTTGGAACTTGGGCTCTTCGGCTTGCTCGTCGGGCCCCATGGCCACGCCGACCGCCATCGCCAGACTGACCATGCCGTCGATGCGACCGGTCGATTTGGACTTGTCCATCTTCCGATTGCCCGCTGCGTCCTGAACGATGATCGCGTTCGCCGCGCACATGGTCAGGACAGGGTGACCGCCGTGGCGGAACCGGTGATGCAGAAACTCGATCTCGGCCCGGTCGATCGCCGGCGCCATGCTGACAAAACCCTGGCCGAACTCTTCGAATGGTAGCGTGACGTCCAGCCGATCCAGTTCGGCTTGCAGCGTCTTCATCCGGTGCCGGTCGAAGCCGATCTTGCGGACGTCCATACCCTCGGTGATCTCGGCGATATCCTTCGCCACGAAGTCGTATTCGACGGCCGGGCCAGGCGTGGCCTTCATGAAGCCGTCGCGGACCCAGGCGTCATACGGTGTTCGGTCCTTCTT